AACCAACCAACCAACACAGCCAACCAACCAACACAACCAACCAACACAACCAATACACCAACCTCCGCTAGTTAACAAACAACTATTCATTATTACATACCCCCAAAAAATACCTTGACCTGCTAGTTAATAAACAACTATTCATTATTAAAAAAAAATTAATAAGTGGGGGGCAGGGGGGCAGGGGGGTTACCCCTTACACTTATAATTAATCAATACAGAAAAAAACATCTCTCCCTCTTCCTGTGTAAATGATTTTCAAATATGTTTTCCCAATTCCCCACCAAAAACAACTTGAAAAAATTTAGAATTTTTTTTTCATTTCACTTTTCAGTGTTATAACACGAAACAGCGTTATGCACAAGGCATAAGTAGAGGCATAAGAAAATAGTTATGTCCCTGTTATTATATTTAATGTTAGCTATTATTTACTTAAAATGGACATAAGGCATAAGAAATAGAGAAAAAAAGAATTAAGGAGTAAAATTATATTATAATATAATATATTATAATTTTGATTTGAGAAACTTTTTCCCCTTTTTTCGGGAGTTACGTCCATACTGATTTGGTGCTAGTGTTAGTGATATTTTACGGGGCATAACTATTGTGTTATAATATATTTGACATACTTTTATAATATGTTACTATTATAATATATTATGATTTAATAAAATAAAACTATGAGAAAAATTCAAAGTTTAACAATTGATGAGCAAACTGTATTAAAATTAGAGAAGTTTGCAAAAGATAACCTTATTTCAAAATCTCGTGCAGCAGAGAAAATTTTAAGTAGGTTTCTTTCTGTTGAGTACCCAGTTGAATTAACATCTGCTGATTCTGTTTATGAAAAAGTAGTAATTCCAAAAAGTGTACCACTTACAAAGGAGGAGTATGAAGAGCAGCGTGCGTTTGAAAGAAGTATGGTAAATAGAGGAGAATGGCATCAGGGATTTTTAGAGGAACCACCAAGATGTGAGTTAGCACCTCACGAAACAGCTATTTATAATACTCCGGATGGTAAAGTGAGGGATGGTAGATTGTTTGAAGGAGAGACAGAAAAACCACCTATGGCTCCAACTCCGTTACTTGATGCAAGACGTGAGAGAGAGAAGAAGGAGAGGGAAGAGATGGAGAAGGAGGGGGAAAAGGAGGAAACACAACAAGAAATGGAGGATAGAGAATTTGATGAATCATTGGCTATGTCGATTGCTGAAAAAGAATAGCACCTAAGTTTTGACAATCGCTACACAAGGTATTATAATTTAGGTATGGTATTTATAAAAAGAAAAGCTTCATCTATGAAACAGATGGCTTATGCTAAGAGGATGCTGGGAGCCCAGGGCACGAGTAAGAAGGCTATCGCTTTGGATGTTGGGTATTCGCCAAATGTTGCAAATAGTATTTCGTCTCATATTGAGAACAAGCCGGGGTTCAATAACGCTATGGCTGTTTTGGCTATCGAGTCGAATAATCTAGCACTTGCAGCAATGCACGAGTTCAAGGCGAGAGGGTTCGATGACTTTTCGAATAAGGATTTAATTGGGGCCCTAAACGCAATTGGCTCTGCTTGGTCCAAGTTCAATGTGATACCGAAAGACAAGAGTAGTAATCCGCATAATAATAAGCTCCGCACGGTGATTTTACAGCAGGTGGAGAACCAGACTGTTAACACATCAGATACGCCAGCTGCTACTCCGGAGGATGACAAGCCCTCCCCAGTAGTAGCTGAAGTAGCTGATGTTGAAGACCCAATGGATTTTTAAAAATATGCTATCAACACATACATTTTATAGAAAATTCGAGGATTTACCAAAAGATAAGAAGTTCGAATTGATTGAATCGCCTAGCGAGCCAACTTCGCTGTTTGTTATATTTAAACAACTGACAGAGGTTCGAGCTCAAAAGAAGTACTTCGAAGATAGAGAAGCACATCTTTTAGGCTTGGCTGAAATTGGATTTAATCAAATAAATAAAAAAAATTATGGCAAAAGCTAAACTAGAGTGTTTCGCTGGTAAGTTTATTCACCCAATGTGGTTCAGAAAAGCGTTGGTATGTATCGGTGGGTTTGGTAATCCAAAGTGTAAACATTTGCAGAAATGTATCGAGCAACTTAGTAATGTTGGAGTGCCAAAAGAAGATATAGAAAGACTGGTTAAAAAGTTGGTAACTAATAATAAAAATTAAATGAAGTTAAGTCAAAAAGAACATAACGAGAAGGTAGTGGCTGAACTGACTGCTAGCCCAGAGTTGATAAAGAACCAGGAGTGGAGACTGAATAATTTATATTGGATTACAACGAAGGACGGGTCGCGAGAAGTATTTGCAATGAACAGAGCACAGAAACATTTCTACGATAATTTTATAAATATACCGAGACCATATCACAGGCACGTTATTCTTAAATCGAGACAATTAGGATTCACTACTTTTATCGACCTCTTGGGGTTCGATTTTATTTTGTTCAATTCTAATAAAGATGCGATTATCATAGCTCATAAAGTGCAGGATGCAACTGATATTTTTGATAAAAAGATTGAGTTTGCACTTCGTAATATGGCTGAAGACGTAAAAGATGCGTTTTTCAAGATAAACCACCGCTCCGCTAGAAAGGTGCAAGTGGTTATAGATTACGGGCCGGAGCAGGGTTCCACTTCCTCTATTACAGTGGCTGTATCTGGTAGGTCAGGAACTTACCATTATGTTCATATTTCGGAGTTTGCTAAAATGTGCGTAGTGTTCCCGCGTAGAGCTGAAGAGGTGGAGCGAGGTACTTTTCCAACAGTTCCTTTTGATGGGTATATATTTATTGAAAGTACCGCGGAAGGTATGGCTGGGAGGTTTTACGAGATGTTCCAGCAGAACTGGCTGACTAGAGAAAAAATAACACCACAAATAAGTCAGGTGCAATTCCTACCTCACTTCTATAACTGGCAGTTCGATGATATGGAAATGAAGAAGATTTACGAAGCTATCCCGGTTGAAGATATGGATATATGTGAGATTGACTGGGCTTCATATCAGAAGGAACATAATCTGACTGACATAGAGATTACCTATTATTATATGAAATGGCTTCAGTTTGGTGGGAAAAACAGTCCGGATGCGATTAAATCATTGATGCAGGAGTATCCGACCACACAAGAGGAAGCTTTCCTATCTACAGGCCAGGCGTATTTTGCTACCGCTAAGACTGCTGCATTGCTCGCCGTGGCTAAAAAAGGTACTAGAGGAGAACTTGGGGCTGATGAAACTGGGAAGATAATATTCAATGAAGTGTCATCAGGCTCGTTGGAAATATTTAAAGAACCGGAAGTTGGGATAAAGTATATTATAGGAGGGGATACCGCGGAGGGGTTAGCTCACGGAGATGCTCAAGTTTTATATGTAATTAATCATAAGACAGAGGAGTGCGATGCGGTGTACGTCTCACACGTTGCTCCGGACGAATTGGCTACGGAAGCTTACAAGCTTGGAAAATTTTATAATTGGGCTCTGCTTGGAATCGAAGTTAATAAAGATGGACTTTGGGTAAATGATGCCTTGGAAAAAATGGGATATATTAATTTATATTATAGGAAGCAATTCGATGATATAACTCAAAAAGTAACTAAATTTTTTGGATGGAAGACTACTTCTGCTACCCGTCCATTTGCTCTAGCAGCTCTCAAGGCAGTATTTTTTCGTAAAGACTGTGGGTTCCCGACTCAAATACTTGAAGAAATGCTTACTTTTGTTCGAAATATTAAAGGAAAGCCAGAAGCTATGGATAAAAAACACGATGATTGTTTTGTTAGGGATACGATGATTCTTACTGACAAAGGTAATGTTCCTATTCAGGATATAAAAGTTGGTGATTTAGTAATGACAAGAAATGGATATAAATCAGTTATTAATATTAGAAATAAAAGAAAAGTTGTTATATCCAATATTGGTCTAGAAGGAACACCAGACCATCCTGTTATATTGGCTAGCGGAGAACAAAAACATTTGCATAAAGTAGACCATTATGATACACTACATATATGGAATACAAAAAAACAACAAATAGAGAAACTATCATATATCGAGGCAAAAGATATAATAGAAATCCAAACTCTGAAAGGAGACAACACAGGGTCTATTTTTGGCGACACGACACTTGGAAAGGTGCACCAGTTGCACTCCATAGGCAGATTTGGATTGATAACTATGGGTCTATTCCTGCAGGTTATCAGATTCATCATAAAGATGGTAATACGCTTAATAATGAGATTGAAAACCTTGAGCTTATTTCTAAGTCAGCTCACGCCTCTTTGCATATGCAAAAACGTAGAATTAAAAAACACGGAATCTGTGAGTTCTGCTCGGAAGAGTTTATTTACTATTCTATTAGAAAGGCTAAATACTGTTCTTACTTATGTTACTCCAGAAACAGACGTGGTGTACAATCTTCAAGTAAAAGACTGTCCTGAATACTTCGCTAACAACATTCTAGTGCATAATTGTATTATGGCAGCCTCAATTGGGTATGCGATATTACAAGAACAGGGAAAGTATGTTGATGATTCTACTTCTGGTGAAGATTTTAGTCATTTCAAGGCGATGTTTGGTGAAATTAATGACCAACAGATAACAAAACAGTAGTTTTTTGACAAAAAAATAAAAAAATTTGACAGAAAAGTGAAAAAAAGTAAAAAAATTGACACTAAACTTGTTTTATATTTTAAAAGTATTATAATTAAGTTATAAGGAGGTGCACATTGAAAAAAAAACGCAAAAAACGCAACAACGTGAAACAGGACAGAAGTCCATTAACATTATGTGCAGTTAAAAACTGCGGACACAAGGCAACCAGCCGACACCATTTTATACCTAACAGAATGTTACCAGACAATCCATTTACAATTCAGTTGTGCGAAAAGCACCACGAAATAGCTGACAAGATGTTAGCAGAAATAA